ATTGAGGTGTGACTAACTCTGCTCTTGCTACCGAGGGGGAGAACAGCGCTAAGAGTAAAAGCCATTTCTTCATTCTTCCTTTTTCTTTACCATTGGACAGTTTGTTGGCCCTTTATCCTTACTATTACCAGTAGATAAGCCAAATGTCGCTAATGCTCCCGTAAACACCGAAGCAACGAACGTGATATCTGAGTTACCAGATTTCTTAACTACAGGTAGTTCTAAGTAATTTAAAGTTATAATAAATCCAGACCAAACAACTACGCCAAGTCTGACGAAAGTTCCGAGTATTTGGATTTGGGCGTCTTGATCCTCTATTCCGTCTTTGATTTTTCCGAGGATTCCTTTTTTCTCTTTTCCTTCCATGCGTTGACTTTAGCTTGTAGTTGTTTTTGAACTTTCTTTTTAATAGGTTCAAATAAGGATTGAGTAACAGTTGTTGTTGTAACTGCTATAACAGCTGTTGTAACAGCCGTAACCACCACAGCAGTTTCAGGTATTGGCATTTTAATATCAATAACTGGAATCTTTAAGCTTGGTGGTTCTGGTTGTTCAGTTGTTTCTTCTGCCTCAACCTCTTCAGGACGTTCTAAATCAGCTGGAGGTACGATCATAGGTTTATATGACGGTACCTCTGCTGTAGGCGGTCTGAAGTATATCTGAGGGATATCTAAAGCTTTAGGTAGCTCAGCTTTAGGTATATCCATTTTTAGTACTTAGCTTTACCAGCTGTTATTGCTGCATCAATTGCAGTGAAACTCTCAGAACCCCAGATAGATGTCGTTCCATCTAGCTTCTTATAACCTTTAATTAGTTCAAGATGCTCTACATTACGCTTCATCGTATCCTTATATTCGTCAGCTGTTTCGTTATCTGCATCTCTATCTTTCCCAATAACTGTAACGCTATCACCTGCAGCTGCATAGATTGCTGCTACTTCATCGGCTGTTTTTTCTTCCATGATTAAATAAATAAATAAGGGTTAAACTTCAGTTTCAATTTCTGCAGGTTGTTCTTCCTGTTCTATCTCATCTACAGGAGCAGTTTGAGATAACGCTATATCATCTAAGATAGACAGCGCACCATTAATCTCATTGAGACGAATGGCTAGCTGCTGTCTTTCTAGGATAAGCTGTTGTGCTTTTTCAGCAAGTGTTAATGGGCGTTGTTCTTCAGTCATAATAAATTGTGTGTGAGTGGGTTATGCTGCCTCTAGGGCTGCAACTTTTGTAGATAGTTCTTTTATTGCGTTAATTATCATAGGAATGAAATCAGCTTGTCCAACAGTAAGAGCATCTGGATTGCTTTCATCAACAAGTCCTGTATACTTAACACCTGCTTCAGCTAAGACAGCTTGTATTTCTTGAGCAATGAAACCAGACTTAATTAATATGTCTGGATTTTCTTTTGAATCAACTGGGAATCTCTTTTCATCTCTATAATTCCAACGGAATTTACGTGGTTTTATTTTCTTAATAAAGTCAAGTCCTAATGTTAAATCTTCAATATCTGTTTTATCTCTTCCATCTGATGAAAATGTCCAACTTGAAGCACTATCATTGAAGTTTGCATTAACTGTTCCATTAGTTATAGCAACATAATTACTTTCGTTACCAATATTCATATTTTCACCAATTACAACATTATGTGATCCAGTTGTTGGACCCTGAGTAGCATATCCAAGCATGGTATTACTATCTCCAGTTGTAATTGTATAACCTGCACTTCTACCCATCAATGTATTCTTATCACCTGTAGTTACAGCAAGACCTGCATCTCTACCAGATGCTGCATTATTATCACCTGTTGTAACAACAAGTAATGCACGCCTACCAAAAGCAGAGTTATAGCTACCTGTAGTACAATAAGCTAGAGCGTTTTCACCAACCGCAGTATTTTGAGTTCCTGTAGTATTTCCACTCAAAGCATACTCACCATAAGCTACGTTTGATGATGCAGTGGTGTTTGCATCTAGAGCTCGATAGCCCATTGCAGTATTACTATTTCCTGTAGTATTAGCTGTTAATACTTCATGCCCAACAGCTGTATTATTTGATCCTGTTGTATCATGATCTAAAGTATCATGTCCTATAGCTATATTTCGATAACCAGTAGTAATATTATAACCAGACGACCTACCTATACAAACATTACTATATCCTGTTGTATTGGAACCCATACTTGCGTATCCAATAGCAACATTACTAGCAGCAGTTGTATTATAACCTAAAGCACCATAACCTACAGCTACATTCTCTCCTCCTGTAGTATTTGCATCCATTGCATAACTACCAACAGCAACATTATAGTTTCCTGTAGTATTAACTTTTAAAGAATCACCACCTACAGCTACATTATCTATTCCTGTAGTATTAGCAGTTAATGCATATGAACCTAGTGCTGTAGCATTAGAAGCTGTTGTATTTTCTTCTAGTGCTCGGAAACCAAGAGCAGTATTATTAGCTCCTGTAGTATTTTTCTCTAACGCTTCAAAACCAACTGCAGTATTATAGTGAGCTGTAGTATTTGACATTAAAGCTTTAAGACCTAATGCTACATTATGAGCACCTGTAGTATTAAGTTTAAGTGCAGAATAACCGACAGCTGTATTATCAGCACCAGTTGTATTTGTTAATAATGCATAAGCACCTGAGGCTGTATTATAACTACCTGTAGTATTTGCAGACAGAGATGCATAACCACATCCTGTATTATAAATTGATGTAGTATTAGCATCTAAACTATAAGCACCGAAAGCAGAGTTATATTCTCCTGTAGTATTAAGTTGTAAAGCATATGCACCTGTACTAGTATTTTCATCACCAGTTGTATTAGCTTCTAAGGCTTGTGAACCTACAGCAGTATTATAATTAGAAGTAGTAGTTCCCTTTAATGCTTCATATCCAACTCCTGTATTTTGAGTTCCTGTCGTATTAGCTTGTAAAGCACTTCTACCTACAGCTGTATTATAAGCTCCTGTAGTATTAACATATAAGGCTGTCCTTCCTACAGCTGTATTATCAGCACCAGTTGTGTTTTCATATAAAGCAGCAAAACCTACTCCTGTATTACTATCTGCTGTAGTATTTTTATATAAAGATCTATATCCTACAGAAACATTATCAGATCCAGTTGTATTAGTATAAAGTGCTTGATAACCTATAGAAGTATTCTCATGACCTGTAGTATTTAAACTTGAGGCTTGTCTACCAACTGCAGTATTACTATAGCCTGTAGTATTATCTGTTAAAGTATAATGTCCAATAGCTACATTACTAGAAGCTGTAGTGTTATCGTATAAAGCACTCCGACCTATTGCAATATTTTCAGCTCCTGTAGTATTAGTAAATAATGCACCTTGACCAACAGCTACGTTATTACCTGCAGTTGTATTAGAAGATAAAGATGAAGCACCAACTGCAACGTTGTAACTACCTGTCGTATTTGCATCTAAAGTATTAGTTCCAATAGCTACGTTTTGAGCACCTGTAGTATTAGCAACTAAGGCATGTTCACCAAAAGCACAGCCATCATAACCTGTGGTATTAGCTTGTAATGCATACCCACCAACAGCAGTATTATTAGCTCCAGTTGTAGTATACTGCAATGCACCATATCCAACAGCAACATTCATTGAGTCAACATTGCTGGCAGGATTCATGGTGTAAAGAGCACCATAACCTACGGCTACATTTCGATCTCCTACAGTATTTGTTTTAAGAGCTTCATATCCAAGAGCAGTATTTCTATCTCCTGTAGTGTTACCATCCATTGCACTTCTACCTACAGCTGTGTTATAAGAAGCCGTAGTATTTGAATCCAATGCTGCTTTACCAACAGCTGTATTACCAGCTCCTGTAGTATTAGTTAATAATGTACCTTTACCTATAGCTGTGTTATCTGAAGCAGTAGTATTAGCTTCTAAAGCTTTAAAACCTAAAGCTACATTATAATCACCTGTAGTATTTGCATTTAATGAGTTATTACCGATTGCAACGTTTTCAATTCCTGTTGAATTAGTATATAATGCATAACCACCAACAGCAGTGTTCTTCTGACCAGTAGTATTATTCAATAATGCTTGTCTTCCTAGAGCAGTATTATGGTCTCCAGTAGTATTACTGTCTAATGCATTAACACCTACTGCAGTATTAGAAGCACCTGTGGTATTGTCATTTAAAGCATTATACCCAACACCAACATTATATTCACCAGTAGTATTAGCTTTCAAAGAATAAGCACCCACACCAACATTGGCAGATCCTGTAGTATTTGAAGTTAATGCTTCTTGCCCTATAGCAGTATTAGTGCTTGCAGTTGTATTAGATTCTAATGCTTCATTACCAACAGCAACGTTATACTGCCCTGTAGTATTATCATGCAAAGCCTTAAAACCAAAGGCATTGTTTCTTCCACCTGTTGTATTTGTAGTTAATGCTTTATAACCTATACCAGTATTGTAATCAGCAGTAGTAGCTGCATCTAAAGCAAAAGTACCTAGAGCAGTATTTCCTGTTCCACTGGTATTATTCATTAACGCTGCTTTACCTACAGCAGTGTTTTCACTAGCAGTATTATCTTCTAAGGCTTGATATCCAACAGCTGTATTACTATTGGTAGTTGCATTAGCAAATAATGCATGGGAACCTACAGCAGTGTTTGTTTCTCCTGTAGTATTAGTCTCCAGTGCTCTCTTACCAACACCCGTATTGTGATCTGCTGTAGTGTTATATTGCAGAGCACTTTCTCCAACTGCAGTATTATTATCTCCAGTAGTGTTTGATTGAAGCGCAGCAGAACCTACAGCTGTTATAGAATCACCAGTTGTATTAGATTTACCAGCCCAATAACCAAAGCAAGCATTATTACCTGCTGTTACTGATGCACTTAAGGCATAATGTCCAACGGCTGTGTTATGAGAAGCAGTTGTATTTACTGCTAAAGCAGCTCTACCAATAGCTACGTTATTAGATCCAGTAGTATTATCATTTAAAGCTCCTTGTCCTAAAGCAGCATTTGAATTACCTGTTGTATTAGCTTCAAGAGAATTATGCCCAACGGAAGTATTTCTTTCTCCAGTTGTATTTGCAGTTAATGCAGAAGTACCAACAGCTGCATTATAAGACGCAGTAGTATTAGAGTTTAATGCGTTACGTCCAAGAGCTGTATTATAGTGTCCTGTAGTATTATCTTCTAAAGCACCAACACCAACAGCTACATGGTCAGCACCTGTAGTAGTAGTTTGCAAAGCATCTCTACCAATACCTACATTGTTAGATGCTGTAGTATTAGCTTCTCCACATTGAGAACCTAAGAAAGTATTATTATCTCCAGTAGTAATTGCTGTACCAGCATTATATCCAAATAATGAGTTGTGATTGGCATCAGTACCAGTGAAACTATCTCCAGCATTATCACCTACTGTAGTATTATATTGAGCATCAGTTAAATCAATAACAATATCATCTGCTGTTAATTTACCTGTTACTGTTACACCTGTTGAATCTACTTTTAAATGTGCATTACCACCAGCTACTAAAGCTACTTGGTCTGCACCTGGACTATATAGACCTGTATTTGCATCTCCCGTGAATTGTATTGAGGCATCTGATGTAGATCCTGCTGCAAGAGCACTATTAGATCCATCTTCCCGCATTAACGGGAAACCTCCATTTGTTGAACCGTCTTGTACGACGACTGTTTTTTTATCGGTATCTACTGTAACTTCTCTTGCTACTCCATTAAATGAAGAATGCTCAGATGTAGTACCACCTCTAAACTGTACCTGTGTTGCCATAATTAAATTCCTGCGTAGTTGTAAGTTGAGCTTCCTTCACTCATAGTTAGTAGTGTGTTTGATGTTTCACTAGTAAATACTGCACCTGCTCCTGTATCAGTTATTAGACCAAAGTCTGCATTAGCATTGATATTATAAGGAGCTGATTGGACTTGAGTGTATATACCAGCTGCTGCTACTTTATGAGCTTCTGCTGTTGTAGCACTAGCTGCAGCATTTGTAGCGTGTGTGGGTGCATTATTTATATTAGTAATATTATCGGCACAAGTACTCATACTAGATACATTTGAGGTGGTGGCCAATGTATCCATATCATTAAGTACAGTAGCAACAGCTAAAGTATTCATATCTGATACTACATCAGCAGTACCAAGAGTATTTAGATCTGCCACTACGTCAGCAGTACCTAAAGTATTCATATCTGCTATAGCATCAGCTGTTCCTAACAAACCTATTTGTGTTGTCTTACCAGCTACTGAAGTTACATCACTAGATATACCAGCTACAGTTGTTACATTTGAACTAACTCCTGCAACTGTTGTGACATTTGAATTATTACCAGCAACAGTAGTTACATTAGCTTGGATACCTGCAACAGTACCTATATTAGTTACAAGATTACTTGTATCAGCAATGATAGCCATATCAGCTATAACAGCTGAATCACCAAGTAATGCCATATCAGCAACACAAGACGCAGTACCTAATAGGTTCATGTCTTCAACTATAGCAGTAGTACCTAAGGTATTCATGTCTGCTACAGCATCAGCTGTACCTAGCCTTCCTATTTCAGTTATTTTACCAGCAACACTTGTTACTTCTGTAGCATTCGGTACAAATCTATGGAAAGTATATGTATTTAATGTAGATGTTGTCTCTACTAACATACCTAACCCAGCTGCATATGTTGTACTAGCAGGGAAACCTGTTACAGTAACTACACTGCCTCCAAGAGTACCATTCTGTATTCCTACTGATCCACTACCGTTTGTAGTAAATGAGTTTGAAAAAGATTTGATACTAACTATTGTACCAGCACTATTATTGACATCAGGGTTAGTATTAGGGAAACTTAATTCATTAGCAATCGCTACAAAGCCACCTACATCATCTACAAGATCTACAATACGTGCATCTATAGCAGCAGTAGTTGCAACTTTATTATCAGCTGCAGCCCAAGTTTCTCCAGATTGTATTTCTTCAGCACTAGCTAAGTTATAGAATCTTGCATCAGCTTCTGCTTCAGTATAATATCTAGTATCTAGTTGACCAGCATTGAGCTCTGCTTCAGTATAATAACTTTCAGCTAAGCTACCAGCTTCAATAGAATTAGCAGCAATCTTAGCATTAGTTATTTGACCATCTTTTATATCATCTGTCTGAATAGTATTGTCAGCAATCTTTGCTGAAGTAACAGCATTATTAGCAAGGTTAGTTGTTCCTACCCCGCCTGCTCCTATATCAGTTGAAGATATAGCACCATCTAATATTTTAGCAGATGTAATAGCTCCATCAGGAATCTTAGCTGTTGTTACATTACCGTCTAATATCTTAGCAGTAGTAACAGCATTTGATGCTAGCTTTGGTCCTGTAACTGCTGTATTCTCTATTTCATCAGTTGTTACAGCATCTGTAGCTAACTTATCAGATGTTATAGCACCTGTACCAATATTACTAGCAGCTATAGTTATATCAGTTGGAAGTGTACCACTAGCTAATTTAGCCATCGTGATACCGTTATCAGGTATCTTAGCAGTTGTCACTGCATTATTAGCTATATCTCCTGATTCAATAGTACCATCTGCAATCTTAGCAGAAGTTATAGCACTATTAGCTATATCTCCTGTAGCTATAGTCCCATCTAAAATCTTTGCAGATGTTATAATACCATCTCTTATATCTGCTGTTTTAAGTTGTTGTCCTTGTACTTCTTGTGCAGCATATAATATCTGTGTTTTATTATTATTTAAATCCCCAGCTCTGATAGATGATCCTGCAGCAAATGTTGCCTTGGATGTGTCTACATCAGTTTCTCTATAAATATGTATTGCAACGTTATTACCTGGAGTATAGTTTGTGGGTGATGTTTTAAAAACTATATTTGTACCAGTAACGTCATAATGTGTTCCTTCAGTTTTTGGTGCGCCATCCCAAGTGACCTTGATATCTGACGTCTTATAATATGGAAATGTGTACGCGTAACTAGTGGTGGAATTATTACCCGTATAAAAATGTTCAGTTGTTACGGTCATATTTTAATATTTAATACAGGCTAAAAGAGCGAAGTTTCTTGGTCTTGCTTCTGTTCCACCTTCATTACTTTGAGAGATTGTTGTAGTTGCTGTATGGTTATGAGTATCACTAGCATTCAACTGAGCTGGTATATCCCAACCTGGAATACCTCCTGGGTTTCCATAAGGACTTGTTTCACCATCTGTTGAATCACCATCTTGGGTAAAACCAAATACTCTGTTATCATCTAGTTTTGTATCATGTGTATGTGTATCATTAGCAATACTTGTTGTAGCACTTACAGAGTGACCATGAGCTTTGTTTTGATCTGCTTGAGCACTTCTAATAGATCTACCAGCATCTACACCTCTACCATCATCTAATCCTCTTATAAATTCACCACGTAAATCAGGTAATGTACTACCTACTACAGCATATAATTCACTAAAGTTAGCAGTAATACCTTGTGTTGTACCACTACCATTTGCAATGCCATCTCCATTGGCTTTTAAATAGCCTGCAGGAGCTGTTGAACCAGCATACCATATGACAGTACCAACAGGGTTAAATCCCCCTGGAGTTACTTTAGCACGTGTTACAGCTTCATCAATAAGCTCAGCTGTATTAACACTATCATCTGCCATCTTAGCATTAGTGATAGCATTAGTTTGTATGTGACTTGTTTTAATAGCATTATCTGCTACTTTATCTACTGTAACAGCATCATTCACTAATTCATTAGTATCAACGCTATTATTAGCCATGTTAGCTAGTTCAACAGAGTTAGCATTTAAACTCCAATCAGTTGAACTATTAACACTGACATCACCTTTGTTACCTAAAGTAAATGATACCGAAGTATCTTCTTTTAATGTACCAAATTCTTGTGCAGCATATAATAATTGGGTGTTATT